ATGCAAGTTACCGGCAAGTTAAAAAATCGCATTGCTGCACCGTTATTTGTAATCCGCATCACTTTTTTAGGTTCAAATCATGTTAGAACCAAAAAGAACTATAAAGGTCTTAAAAATACTAAAAGAAAAGAGCCTCCACCCTGTACCTCTGTACAAGATGGAGGCTTTCCTCATTTTCCTATTTCTCTTCCCTATCCTCCGGCACGATCCCCTCGCCTGCCGTATCCACAGCATCCTCAATCACAGCCAGGATTCGGCTGAGGAACTTCGGCCGCGGAGCACCAAGTCTCACAGCGTTCTCAGCAATACTGCCCAGCTCGGCCGCAATGTACCAGACGGTCACTATCGGGCAGAGCATCAAGCTGTATGTAAACGGCAGCACAATACCGGGCAGATGATTGATAATCAGCCCAATCAGCAGATCCGCACCGGCGGCAACCATGACAATGATCACGCTGCCCACCTTGTGCCATATCCCTGCTCTTGCCTTGCTGCTGGACCATTCTCCGCTGTACATTGCAGCTGCACTGCCGGTGATCCAGTCCGCAGCCATACAGATGGCATACAGCACCATCAGCCAGCCAAACCAGCCTAGAGCCGCTGAGACAGCTCCCAGCGCGAGAGCAAAGCCCGCTCTCATATCATTAAGCTTCTCTGCCATCTCAGGCACCTCCTTTATAGCGATCCAGCAGTGTTGTCAGCGCATCGATCAGAGCGTCATATCTGCCACTCAAGTCGGTGTATTTCTTTTTCCAATCCTGATCAACTACAGCGAGATGATCCGCAATGACACTGCAGAGAGCAGCTGCCAGCTTGTCCAGATTGGCATCAGAAGTAAGCCACTGCGCCATAACCGTATTGGAATGAAAGCTGCATTCCAGCAGGATACCCGGGACATCGACCTCAGCTGCCCCGCGAATGACACCATAATAGTCCTTAGGCGCGGTTCTTTTACCAAAGTTCGGATCGTTTGTCAGCAGGATCATGGGTGCCTTGCCGGTTTGATAGTCACGCTTCCAGATTCGCGCCTGCTGCTCTGTCTGCATCACTTCATCCACAGCTCGGGCAAGCTTCATGCCAATCTCATCTGCAGAGCCATCTACACTGCAGCAAGCTACAGGATAATCGGCCGTGTCGCTGCCGGCATTGGAATGAAGAGACAGGAACAAATCACAGCCGGCTGCCATTTTGCCTCTGGTGACCAGATCCAAATCTGTATCGAGAGTTTTGCGGGTGCAGATTACCTCCACTCCCGCTGCCTGCAGCATATCCCGAAGCTTCCGGTGCAGGTTCCACGCCATCTCTGCCTCGGAACCAATCACCTTGCCATTAACATAATAAGGATTTGCATTGCCGGAATGACCGGCATCCAGACAGATCTTCATGGGCTTCACTCCTTCCTTTTGATTTACGATCCCGCTCTGGTTCTGTTCCCGGGCGGGATCGCTTTTCTAATACTTACCGGCCTCTGCGTGCTGCCAGACCGGCTTTGGCTTCTTCAAGAGCTTTGTCGCCAGGACGATCACGTTCCCACTGCTCAATATACTCCTTGCGGTGAGCATCGGTGATTTCATTATAGTGCAGGCCTTCACGGACAAGCGCCCAATCTACACTGGAAAGATGAGGGCAATCCTCCTGATTCACGATAATCATACCGGTCAGCTTGGTCATGGAGACCTTTTCAACCGGCATACCATATCTGCGGGAGATCTTCTCTGCAAGCTTCTTCTGTTTTGCGTTCATGTCCTTGTATGCAATACCTTTTGCTGCCATAGTTTTGTTCCTCCTTATGATGTTTTATGTTTGGGAGATGCCCGCATCAGCAGACACCTCCTTTTGTTGTGTTATTGTTCTTCAATCACCGTTGTGGGAAGTTCTTTTGTTGTGACGTAAGCGCCTACAATATCAGCTTGCATTTGTATTTGCCTAAAAATTATGACGTCGCTGGATAAATAAGTGCTACAAAAAACGATTTCAGTATCGGATATTTCTTGCAACTGAAACACACAACCATTAGTAGATATGGCGATTAAAATCTGTCCTTTGTCATACGCTTCTTTTAGTTCGTTATAAGACAAATTTGTAGCAAGACGAGCATCATTGAGGTTATTAACCTTTTCGTTATATACCTCCAGAACACAAAACATTTCTGAAAAACGCACAACACTCTGCGGGATATACCGTTCTGCAATGGGGAACACTATTTCGTCAACAGCATATATGCTAACGGTTCTTGTTACAGGTTCACCCGTAACGGTTGCATCGACCATAACGGTCATACCGTCCATGTTTGCGAACACATATGGGATTTCTGGGATTTCCTCAATTTCGCCAAACAGTAAATCGGTATTGCCACAAACGACAATGCCTTCAATTTCGGTTGCTCGGAACTGATACTCAACGCCGTCAATTACAAACCTATACAGACTTCCGTCATTAAGGATAGGGTGTTGTGATACCAAACCGAATTCTTCGATTTCAACATCCGAATTTTCTACACAAGCATCCTCGGAACCTGTTGGCTGTACCCAATGCGTCCTGTTCTTAACGTACCCCGGAGCAGAGGGATCATTAACAGACCAATCGGAAGGAGCAGAAGAGCCACCAGTGCCGCCGCCCGTAATATCGCTCTTTCGGGCAATGGTGTCAGGAATGTACTTTTCGTCAAGCGTATGGACGGTTTCAACTGTACCGTAAAGCGAAACAATCACCGACTGAGCAAAACCTTTTTCAAGCATTACATCCCTGAAAATAGTACCATCCTCAACGTTGATAACCACAAAAGAAACGTCCCAAACACTGTCGTTTTCATAATCGCCGTTAAGAACCGCACTGTTACCGCAGTACACACGTTTTACGCCACTCATATCGGTGTATTCCTGCGCTGTAAAAGTGAACTCAACGCCATTCTGCAAAACACGGTACAGACCGCCCTTTACAAGAAGCTCCTGATCAGAAAGATACTCATTTGCAGCGGTTACCGTTTTCTCATAGACATAAGGCGTTTCAGTGCCGCCCTCCGTCCAGTGAGTACGGTTGTTTACATACTCGGGAGCAGTTGGATCATTTACATTCCAGTCGGATTTAAGACGCTCGGAGGTCTGCACCTTGCTTGCAGCGATTTCAGCAATGTCCTCCACTTCTTCAGGAGTGAAGTAATCAGTACCCTTGACGGGAGTAGTACCCGGCTCACCGGGATCACCCTTCTCACCTTTTTCGCCGTCTTTTCCCGCAGCTCCATCTTTACCATCGGCACCCGGTGCGCCGTCAGAAATTTCAATTTCGTTCTGACCGTTTACATCTTCAAACACAACGGTTGTCACCGACCCGGTTTTTGTTATGGATTTTACAATTGCCGGAACACCAGGATCACCCGTATCACCTTTGCTGCCTTTGGTTCCGTTCTTGATAGTCAGCACTTTGCCGTCTGAGAAAGTAACTACATTGTTTCCTCCATCAGCAGTACTTTCTGTAGTACTGGTAATTGTTACTGATGTGCCGTCTTCTCCTGCCACAGACAAGATCATCTCTGCCATTTCTGACAGCATAGTATCTGACGGTACTTCTATCCCTTGTGCAACGAGGTTGGTGCGTATGCGCTCTTTGATGGCGTTCAAGCGATCGATTTCAGATTGTACGCTCACTTTTACCCCTCCTTAGATCGTTGATAACGCGTCTTCAATATCACTGGTAAGGCTCACTGTACCACCGGAAGTGCGTCCTGCAGGGATGGTCACGCTTGTAACAGTCAAACCATCAATGCTCTCAGATACATCTCCATTATCAGGCATTGCGCCTTCTACCACATCGCCGGAAGCATCAATAAACTTTGTTCCGGTCAGTACATCCGATGCCTCTGCTGTTACAACAGAGATATCCTGATACTTGTCCGGGATCGGTGCTACAATTACCTTGCTCAGCACTTTGCCGCTGGCAGGTGTGACAGTCTGCGTGCTCTTGGTAGGTGTTACAGATTTTTCTTCAAGCACAATCGTTACCTTGCCTGTGCCGCTGTGGTAACCAGCTGTGATGATGTACTGAACAGTATTGACGTCCAAAGTCTTATTTACTGCGCCATTGTTCGCCATAGTGCCGGTTACTACCGTGCCGTTAGCAAGTACAAACACCTTTCCGGTCAGTACATCTCCCGCTGCAGCAGTGGTAGCAGAAACATCCTGATATGCGTCAGGGATAGCAGCCACATTGACGCCGGACAGACCATAATAGCCAGCGTCAGGCGTGACAGCCTGCTGCTTCTTGGTGGGCGTTACAGACTTTTCCTGCAAGCTATAGTTGCCGCCTCCGGCAGTACCAGAAACAACACCAGAACCGTTATGGTATCCTGCAGGAATGGTATAGGTCTCGCCTTCCTTAACAGACGCATTGATCGCACCGCGATTCACAATACTCTCGATCTCATTGGCACAGGTGTCTAGGGTTGCCGCACTGCCTACCATACCAAGCTCCACCAGCTTGGCACGGATAGTGTTTCGCGCCGCCTGAAGTCTGCTGATCTCGGTTGCTACACTCATATTAGTTCCTCCTTAAATGGTTGATAAAAGAACTTCGATATTTCCCACAGTGGTATGGACCGCTGCGGACGTGATCGGGAGAGTGTTATCTTTCTCCACTACTTTGGCGGTGTTTACAGAAAGAACGCCGTCCTCATATTTGAGCGTTTTGTCGATTTCAAAATCCAGCTCAGCAGAAGGATCGTCACCTGGTACTATAGGATCGTCTCCGGTCACAGACTTGGTAATGCAGAAAGTGCCTGAAATAGCTCGATATATTACCTCGCCACCGGCATTGATTCCGTCAATCTGAATCTTGCTATCACCGCCGTATGCAGTGTATTTCGCTTCGACATCCCAGAAAAGTATAACGCCTGCTTCTGTCACATCCCGTTCCAGTTCGCCGTCCACTGTTCTGTTTCTTTCTTCAGCAAACAATGCGATTGAAAAAAGGAGATCCTGGAAATTGATGCCTTCGATATTTGGAACAAAGAATGCTACTTTTTCCACGCCCGATTCGCCCTGCACAAACCGATGTTGCAGTTGTGCTGTCGGAATCGTTTTCTGTTTGATCTGGATCATCATACACGCATCTTTCTCTCCTTTCCTACCGGACGATTACTGAGCGTTCCGTTTACATAGTACGCGCCGGCTACAGCGTTATCAGGAAGCGGCACCAGCTCGGACAAATATCCTTCCGGGATATTTCCTTTTGCCTCTTCAATCGAGGAAAAGCGCTTTTCTACGGAAGAGATGTAACCATTTTTCTCTACGATTCCGAACGTCATGCCGTTGCTCCTTTCTCCACATACACGCAGCCGGGAGCGCCTTTGCCTCCGGTACCGCCTGCAGTGTAATTGCTCTGATATTTTCCGCCGACAACTCTGCTGGGGCCTGCACCGCCACCCGCTCCACCACCACTTCCGCCAAACCTCGGAGCAGATGCGGTACCGGTCTGGCCTGCACCGCCGTTACCGCCGTCCTGTGCCGTGGTACCAGCTGAGCCTCCCGATGCAGCTGTGTACGACAATAAGTTATGTGCGGCTGCAGTGACCACACCGGGAGCGCCTGCCATACCGTTGGTATTGTAACCTCTTGTTGGGTTGGTTCCGTCTACACCTTTCTTTCCCGCCTGAGAGATCACAACAATTGCGCCATCTGCGATTTCTACAGAACCACCTGCTCCGCCAACACCAGGCGAAGCGTCATCTCCTGCAGTCGTTACCCAGCCGCCGTTCTCTCCGGCTTTTCCTGCATAGGCAGCGATCAGCTCAGCAAAAGCAGAAACACTGCTGTTCACCGTGATCACATAGTTGCCGCGATCCAGAAGAAAGATAGCGGAAGCAATGGCGCCGGAACCTCCGGAAGCACCGCTGCCTCCTGCCTGGGCTTCGTAACCTTCGTCGAAAGCGGTCCAGTCGTAGAGATCACCGTCACCACCGTCACCGCCGTCGCCTCCGGCTCCAATGCAGGTTATGCGATACCAACTGCGCTGCAGGACTGTCAGCGTAGCGTTTGCTGTATACAGTCCTACATCTTCCCATTCAGACGGCGGAGTCGAAGCCCCGCCAGACCTAAAAAAAATTTGCGACCCTACCAGAGTCGCGATGACAACAAAGTCGCCATTCATAAAGCTTGCATTCTTGGGTGTGAAGGTCTGATTGCCAAACCGGAAGGTTTCCCCGCTTTTAAACTGTGCCGGCGCCACGAACTGGACATTGATCGGCACCGTGCCAATGCTCTCCGGCATAGTATCACCCGCCAGCGTATAAACACCGCCGCTGTAGGTGCAGGTGCAGTAATGCACCGCCATATCCATAACACCATTGAGGTTTTCGGCGTTCAGCGGTGTTCCTTCCTGCGTCAGCTCAGCATTTCTTTCCAGATATACCGTCTCTGAGGTGTTGTCCGATTTGGTCAGCTTATAGCGATTGACTTCCGCGCCCGCTTCGTTTACGAATCTTTTCACGCGATCACCGCCTTGTCATAGATTTCCTGCAGCACATCTTCGATCCGCTGCATATCCCTGTATGAGAATCGCTGCAGATTGGCGCTGGATACCGGAAGCGTCTCCAGCCCGTAAACGGCGCACAGAGCATTGATTCTCGATTTGATGTTGTTTATCCTTGCCACTGTCGGAAATCTTGCAGGCGTCCATTCCTGTGCTGTCTGAGCAATACCTGCAGCCTCTGCCAGTGCGGACAGGTTGGATTCAATCCGGTTCCAATCGTCCACCTCTGCTGTATCCTGCGGCAGCCATGTCCGTTTCAGTGTAAAAGGAATATATGTCACACGACCACCTCCAAACTACCGGATAAGCCACCGGTATAGTTCAGTACACTCTTGGTTACGACACCCTGCTTTTCCACGCCTGCTCTGACCGGAATGACCGCATAATCAGAGGGTTCTACTGCAGGATTTGCCCACCATGCAAAGCTCATGGCAGTACGCTTCTGCAGCAGATCCAGCATCCACGTGGCAACCTCCGAGGCTGTTGCTTCTGTGCAGATGATCGTAAGATCCTTGATCGTCAAGGTGTTCTCCTTCTCTGCCAAGGAATCCTTCGGCAAACGCTTCGTGATCTCCTGCTGATATCGGTTGAACTTGTATCCGTTGACAATAACCTGTCCTGTTGCTCCAAACACTTCAACAGCGCCGGTGTGGATAACATAGGAATCCATGTCACCAGTTACCGTGATGTTCATAGCCGGATCGAAAGTAATAACCGAATCGCCCAGGACTTCCGCAGAGAACAGCTCTGTGGAAACCGCATCGACCAGATAGAAGTAGTTGACCACCGTCACTGCGTTATAGTACTGACTTGTCTTTGCATCGATACCGCCGATCGCGTTCGCAGGGATTCGAATAGGCTCCGGTACCGGTTCGGCAGTGCCCGGCAGCATTGGATCCTGAGCGGTATAAAAACGTCCTGTCTCATGGATCAGACGATACTCCTCACTGATGCCCGTTATACCCTGATTCCGGGCTTCCTCCGTGTCTCTGTAGACTTGGATAACACCATGCCTGTCTACGCGACAAACGCCGCAGGCGGCAAATATGACCTTCTGGAGCGCTTCGCGGTGCGTCATGGGTTCAATGTATCCGGTCAGCTGCACAGTCTTGATGTTATCATGGATCGAATACTCATCTGCAGATAGTCCCGCATCTTCAAAGATCTCCCGCAGGATCGTATCCACAGTATCGTTGTTGTACATCCGGGATTTAAACCAGACATTGTCCTCCAGCTGCTCCATACGGTCTGTAGATACGATCTGTGCGGACCACTGTGAGAGGCTTTTCCAGCTCTTCAGGTATCCCCTGCTTGCCGGAATCCACGTCTCCAAACCATCCGTGATCAGAGCGATATCCACGGCCACCGGCTGACGTTCCTGCAGCTTCGGCAGAATGCTCTCGCTGTCGAACTGATCCAGTCTGCCAGTAGTGTCACCAATAACGATTGTTGCAGTATTGGAAATCAGCTGATTGCTGGTGATGTCCATTTCCTCCACCACTTCGGCGCTCTCCAGATGCTCCTCAAAAGCATAGGCAATACCGAATTCGATCTGATAGAGCCGGATAAAATGATACGGCACACCGCCCATGAAGCGGATAGTAATGCCGTAATAATCAGACACTTGCTGCCGAATCTCTGCCGTGAGATTTGATACCGTGGTTTGTACGTAGGTGATCTCACCACCGTCCGCATCCGTCCACGCTATCCTGATATCTCCCGGAACAGAAGCAAAGCGGAGAGTAATACCCTCCGCCGTGTGTGAATCTGTAAATGTGATACGCAGCTCCGGAACGGTGGAAAAGGTTCCGTTTGCATCTGCCTGGTTAAGGGACCACCATCCCAGATTCACCGCATTGGGATCATCCGGGAAAAGATACATGGAGCCATCCAATTTGAACTGTCCCGGCTCACAGGTGGCTACCCGTCCAGCTATATCAGAACCAGACAAAGCTTTATGTGCTGCACCAAAACTCTGCGCATCGGAAGCAGACAGGATCGCATCTTCTTTCCCAGTGACATCGATCAGAGAAAGCAGCATGCGGCATTTGATATGCCTGGCAGGCTCATAAACCGCCTGCATCCATTCAGCCGTAACCGGCACCATATCTGATCACCTCACTATTGTTCAATAAAGTTGCATTTAATCTGTTTCCACGCGCTGGTAGAACCATAGAGACGATACATCTTTGCAGAAAGCTCCGCGCTTCTGTATGCTCTGATCGTCCGCAGCGATCCATCCGGATGGGGAAATGTTACGTCGAAATACTCCGGCAGGCTGCCGAGCAGACGGCACAAATCCTGTCCTTCCAGTGGATCACTGAACAGTGTCCAGCTGCAAACCAGTTTGATCTTGGTAGCGATCCGGTGCCGGTGATCCGTTGCTGTTGCGGCATCACGGAAAGCCTGATCGTCCACGTCCGTCTCTTTGACCTCAAATTGATCGGGGATCGGAATAACCGTCCCGTTTACTACAAACATACCATTTGCATCACTGAAAGCCATTCCGATCACCTCCTGTCAAATAGATCATTGCCTGTTCTGTCGTTTTCGCTCTTCATGTATGGCGCAAGGATTCTTGCCAGCTGTGCCAGTGTATCACCGCCGGTGGATCCGGACGGGGTACCGTTGGGCTGACCGAGGATCTCAAGCAGCTGAGCAATAACATCCAGCTTGTCCTCGAGCATAGACACCAGAGGCATGATGGAGCCGAGGAACGTCTCTGCCATCATGGACTGCGGTGCTACGATTTCCGGGTTGCTGGACGCACCGGAATACTCACCAACCATTGCGAGCGTCGGCTTTCTGACTACGGAACCGGAAGCAAATCGGGGAACATCCGGATGGCGGATAAGGCCTGCGCTTTCCAGTTTGCCGGATACCCAGTTCTTTGCATTGGACACTGCGTTGGAAATGCCGGAACCGATGGAACTGAGCCAGTCTCGGATTTTGGAAACAGAGGAACTTACGGAACCTTCCATTTTGCCAAGGCTTGCTTCCGTGGTGTCTTCCATTTCCCACCATGCGCCTTCCCAATCCTTGGTCATATATCCGAAGAATTCTTTTGCTCCTTCCCAGAAGTTTTTAAGATGTTCTGGAATCTTTTTCAACCACTCAATCAATTGATCTACAGCATTTCTGAATCCCTCTACGTTTTCATAGCACTCTACAAAAGCTATACCTAATCCAGCGATCGCAGCTACAACCCATGTGATAGGGCTTGTGATAACTGCCACAGCAATACCGATCGCCGTGAGTGCAGCTTTTACCGCGATGATAGCCGTGGCTGTTATGCCGAGAATTTTCACAAACTGACTTATTGCATCTTGATGCTCTCTCACCCACTGGCCGATAGCGTCAAGCTTCTCGCGCAGCCATTCCAAAACGGAAATGATCACGCCACCTGTCCATTGAGCAAGCGGCAAAAGCACATAGTTCCAAAGCCATTCAAGGGAAGGTTTGGAGACTTCGATGATATCATTCAGGGTGGTAATCGCAGACGATAGAGTATCAAGAAACGCGGGAACCAACTCATTGATGGTCCATGCCGACAACGGCAGCAATACATTGTCAAGCAACCACTGCAAACCCGCTCCAACATTCTCAGAGAACGGTGCCAGCGCCTCTTTCAATCTCTCAAAAGAAGCGATCAGGTTACTCCAGTCTACAAGCTCATTGAACCGTGCTTTCAGCTGTGCAAACTTTTCCAGAAGACGATCTGCAAAGGATTCGCCTGCAGCAGCAGCGGTGAGATCTTCCTGAGATACGGTGCTTCCCGCTCCGGATGTATCCCCGGCTCCGGTTTCCTTGGAGATCACAACGTGCTCGTCAAAGGACGCCATCTGTCCGGCTGCTTTCTGTGCAGCTGCAGCTGTACTCTTGATGGATGCTGCTGCCTGCTTGGACTTTGCAAAGGTCGTTCCGAAGATACGGGAAATAAAGCCGCTTACCGCTGCTGCGGCCTGTGCCAGCTTATCGATCAGCGCTGTCAGTAAAGGAAGAACCGCAGTAATGATCGGCTGAAACGCAGAGGCCAGATTGCTCTTGACCCGCTGCATCGCTGCGTTGAATTCCTTACTCTGATTGGCTGCTGATGTAAACAGCTCTTTCAGACCTTTGAACGCTGCGTACAGTCCGGCAGAGATAAATACCGCTTTGAACGCTTCGCGGATGGTTCTTCCGAGCCTTCTGATCCCCTTGGTGGAATCCTTTAAAGTTTTCTGTATTCGCGATCGTGATGCAGATGCCGCTTGCTCTGCCGCTTTCGCAGCTCGCAGAGAAGCCCGCTCCTGTGCCTGACTTGCCTTTTCCGCTGCAGCCTGCTGAGCTGCTGCGGATTTTCTGGCGGCTTCCGCTATCTTTTCCTGCTTCTTCTGCGCGGTCTGTATTGCTTTCTGAGCAGCTTCTTTCTGTCGGATTTCCAATTCTCGCTCCTGTGCAGCGATCTGCTGTATAAGTTTGTCCGCCTGTGCTGACATCTTCTGGAAAGCTTTATCAGCGCCTGCGTTCGATCCGGAGTAGCGCATACGATCAAGTTCTTTGACCAGCTCCGCGTACTGATGCTGCAAATCCTGCAGCTTGCCCTTGGCACGTTCCACAGAAGAGTTGAATCCGCTCATGTTGATACTATCAAGGATCTTCTGGGCAGAGTTTGCAGACTTCTGAGAGATCTGTTTTACTTTGTATTCCAGATTATCCTTGATATCAAGCGCTAAATGAATAGTACCAACAGTATTTCCGCCTGTGGTTTCAGACACATTCTCACCTCCTTACTGTTTTTTCTGTGCTCCAAACGCTGAGATCAGCATGGATTTCAACTGAGCCATTACCGAAGCTTCGTCGTATCCTGCCCCGGGCTTCTGGCTCTTTGCCTTGAATGCAGCCCATTCTGATCGGATCTGCTTTTGCCAGGCGTTCATTTTCTGAATGGTGTTCCTGTCGGTCTCACCTCTGATGCTGACCACCTGTCCGAGAGGTGTATCACGCATCAGACCGCCCACCAGCTTGCTCCAATCCGAATAAGTGAGTTCTCCCTGCTGCGACGGAAGGATGCCGTACTGTTTGGCTATCGACTGCTCGATCAGCACGGCATCAAACTCCAGATCGTACAGGGCGTCACTGCTGCTTTGCTGCTTCTTTTGCTTCCCGAAATCGGGTGTCATCAGGATCCTCGCCGGTAGCTGCAGCCGTTACCACTTCCAGCAGACGCTGGTATGCAGGCCACGGGAGATTCATATCTTCAATCTCTTTGGCTGCCTTCTTGCCGAGAAGCAGTTCGATGATCTGCTCATCAACATCTCTGCCATCCTCTTCTTTGATCTTCGCCATCTTCTTAATCGTTTTTACACGATTGTCTACAGCAAAGACTTTGTCACCGAGAACCACCTTCGGAACTTCGGTGAGCATCGCACCATCAACAGTGTACATCTGGATCATTTGTTTTTCCTCCCTTAGGCAGTAGTGATTGTGGGCTTGCCGTCACTCATCAGTTCCAGCTCAAGAGTGTCAACATTGACGCTGTCACCACCGCCGGGTGCGGTTACGTTGATAACTATGTCGCAAGTCAGGACAGTGCCGTCGGGCATTTCCCACTTCAGGATGGAGTTGACGTCTGCGCCGGTTTTCCAAGCCAGCCCTGCAGCGTAGGCGTTGCCGGGGTCGGAGGGATTGCGCTTGCCGTTCAGGCCAATGGTGAAACCCTTACCGGTCATCATGCGGCGCACCCAGCCTTCGGTCTCCATAGGAGTCCATTCCTCTACGTTGCCGTCAACGGATACAGAAAAAGTCTCCATCTCCTTGATGATCGCGAAGTTCTCGGTGGAAGTATCGCGGCCTTTCAGGTTGATGGAGAACTTATTGTTAAAAACAGGATACGGACCAAGTGTAGTAGCCATATCTTATTCTCCTTTCTTCGTTCTGAATGTGATGTTGATCACATACTCAAAAATCCCGTGCTCATCCCGAGCAACGGAAATAGGACCCGCTCCGGGGTCTGCTGAGATCAGCCAGTCATTTCCTATCTGCACACCGCAAAGGCCTCTGAAGTGCTTCCAGATCGTGCTGGCCGCTTCCAGAGCAGCATCAGCAGACTCCGTCCAGTGCACCAGAAGCTTTACCGCAGATGTCTGGTAGCTGGTAGCTTCTTCCCCGCCAAGGCACAGGCGGTTCTCACGATCGGGCGGACGTGCATAATAGATTCCGATACACTTCTCCTGATCACCGTCGCACCAGCCGCAGGTAACACCGCTGCCGCAGTCGATCTCAGACTCCATATACTTTTTCAGTTCCAGCAGTGTCAT